AAACAAATTTTACCATCGTTCAATAAGGCATTAACCAAGGCGATGAAACAAGACATTCAAAAAGGACTATTCAAAAGATGAGTTTTACATTTACACAACAACCCGCATCCATAGTTGGGGCCAATTCCCCAATCATTTACCAAGCGTTTGAATCCACCAATTACGCGAATGCGGGATTCCGATATGAGTTCAAAGTTTATGTGTGGAGTGGCACGACATCCATACCCGCAACGCCGATTGTAACCATTAACAGATTACCCGACCAATACGGCGGGGGAAGGGCGTGGATTGATGTTCACAAAATTGTTACTCAATACATTACAACGGAATTTTTAATCAACGCGACATATAAACCAAACATCGGAAGCGGTGCCAAGCGTGTTGCGGTGAAGTGTCAAGGCATTTGGACAGCGGGGAGTAGTTCTGTTATCACTTCCAATTTATCGTTGGCCACAAAGGGTTATACATACACGGCAGAAGGATTCAATGTTGGATTTGCAAAGTCAGTATTCACAGATAAAACAACCGTGTTTTTGACAAGCGAAACCACATCATCTTATTTATGGTACGATGCAAGTGTGATTACATCCATCACTTGTGGAAGCGCAACGGTGACACCCAATGCGGTGACAACATCGGACCAGGTGTTCCAAGGAATTGAAATAAAGCAATTGATGACGGCGGGTGGAGTATGGGGGATTAATTCCAACATTACTTTTGTAAAGGCGGGGGATGATGTAGTCATTGCCGTGTCGTTTGATTGCCAAAATAAGTACGGGCAACAAGATGTTTTATTCCTAAATCGATACGGGGTTTATGATTCGTACCTTTTCAACGGAGTATCACGAAGGACTTACAATGTGGAATCCGAGAAATATAGTCAACCGATATTCAAACAAGCGGATTTGGCACAATCGTGGAGTTATGGTGTACAGATTGCCACCCCATTTTTGCAGAATAGCACGGAGGTAATGACAGTAAACACGGATTGGATCCCCGAGGCGGATGTACCAATCGTTGAACAGATATTTTATTCAACCAATGTATTAATCATGACGGGTTCGGAAGTGTTGTCAACCAGAGTTATTGACACGGCGTTTGAATTTAAGAAGCGTACAAACGAAAAGTTGCTTCAATACACCATCCAATTGGAATACAACCAACCTAAAATAAACAAGATTGTACGATGAACATTAGGTTTAGTTTGGAAATTGAGGGGATTCCCGTGGATTTATTTAATGATGAAAGCGTTGAATTAAACCGCCAATTAAAAGACCTACAAGATTTATCCACCGTTTGGACAGATTACACCCAAGCGTTTCAGATACCCGCATCAGAAACCAACAACCAAATTTTTTCAGATTGGTTTGATGAGAATGTGGTATTGGGTGCGTGGAATCCAAACATTGGCAAGGATGCCACATTGCTTATTCACTCTTTGCCAGTTTACGAAGGGCGGATTGAGTTCATTGGATGCAAGTATAAAGACGGGATTCCGCAATTATACAATGTGGTGTTTTATGGAACGACCAAAAAGATATTGGACATTTGGGGGGAAACATTGTTAAACCAAGTGGATTGGGCGTCATATAATCACTTTGTTAACTATGCCAATATTTTATCATCTTGGAATCAAACATTGTTAAGTGGTGATGTATTGTGGCCCATTGCGGATTACAACCAAGGGTGGAGGTATTCCACCATGAAGGGAGTCAATGGTAACATACGGGATTCAAGGGGTGTTGAAATTGATGATTTGCGACCCGCAATCCGATTAAGGGCAATGTTGACCAAGGTTTTTGATTCGGCGGGATACGCATTAAGTGGTTCGTTTTTGACAAGGCCCGAAATGGACGATGCGTATATTTTGCCAATGCAAACGGCGGGGCCATTGTACGATCCCGAGTATTTCAAACCAGGCACATTGACATCGTCAAAAAATCCATTTACATACACACAAAGGACATACGGGACGGTAAATTATGACACAATAATTTACGACAATGTTACATTAAACCCAAGTGGGAACTATAATTCTGCAACGGGAATTTATACCGCCAATCGTTTAGGCAATTATGATTTCCGTGCTACATTCGATGTGACATTTGGTGGGGGTGCGTATAACTCAATCAATTTTGCATACACGATTAATGGTCGGGTTTCTACAACCAAGGCATACACGACAACAACGGCGGGTGCGGTGTTTACATTTAGCCCACGATTAAAACCAGGTGACCAAATATCATTTGGGTATTTGACATTTTCAAGTGTTTCAACAAATGCCGTATACCTTTATTGTTTAGATGCACCACAAGGGATTGCGGATACAACCGTTCGGTTTGAAGATGCTATGCCACAAATGAAAATTAAAGATTTTGTGAATGGAGTTATCAAATCGTTTAACTGCATATTAATTCCAACGAGTTCAAACACCGTTGAGATTCACAATTTGCAAGATTGGTATAATGCGGGACCAACAAAGAATTGGTCACCATTTATTGATGTAAAGGATATTGAGCATACTAAATTACCAATCCCGAGTATTGTGTCAATGACACACAAGGAATCGGAGTGTTTGGCAAATGAGTATTACAGAAACATTAACCGAAGGGAATACGGGTCGATATCGTTTGCCCCCGTTATTGATTACCCAACAGATGCGTTTGAATTGGAAACACCATTCAATGTAATATGTCCACAAGTTTTGTATGCAGTTAATGCCAATGGGCAAAAAGTAAGGGATACGGATTTAACCATTGCGAGGTTTATGGATAAGGATGATAAACCAGTTCAACAAGATTTGACCTTATTTTATTACGGAGGTAAATTTTCCGTTACGGATCAATATTATTTTAACGGAGTTCAACAACCTTTTTTCCCGTTAATGTCATCGTACTCCGCTTATCCAACAGTTCAATCAAGTTATTCAATGGCCTTTGGATTGGAGTATTCTGTGAAGGGGGATGCACCCGTTAACACGATGTATTTGATGTATTGGAATCAATACTTATCGCGTATGTATTCAACGCAATCAAGGTTGGTTAAAATGACGGGAATCATACCCGTGGGGGAATGGTTGAACTTTGCATTGAACGACACCATAGCGATAAGTGGTAATTACTACAAAGTGCAGTCGGTTAAGTACGATATGTTAACGGAAATTGCGAACCTTGAATTAATCACATACCCCGATGTTGACATTTTGAGTTTTGCAACCACGGGGCAAAAACCCGTGTTCACCGATGTGGTGGTCAATGTAAACGGAAAATCATATCTTAACGATTATGTGGTTGCCAAAGGTATCATGAACTCTTATCGTTTTGGAACACAAGATTATTTGAATAGCAACCAGGACACGACATTCAACCAAAATAGTGTCAGCGACATTGCCCAACAGATGGAAAGTTTACAAGCCATTGTCCAATTCAACCAAGTTACAATGTATCGCACTTCATTGAGTGGTCCATTGGCAACCGATTCCACAATATGGTTGAACATCCCAATGGAAAGCATAACATCAATTGGGTATGTACAAAACATCACATCAACGATTGCCCCATCAAAATACATTTGTACCGATGGCGGTCAGTACAAGTTCACCGCGATGGTGGAGGTTGAACAATCGGGAAACAAACATTCGACATTTGCAATTTTGGTCAATGGGGTTAAAACAACTGGGTACGGGGGTATCGCATCCGATTATGGCGTGGTGAATTTTAGCACCATCTTGGATTTGGCACCCACGGATGAAGTGACATTGGCATGGAAACCACAAACGGGGGGAAGCCATACAATTTATGTAACCAACGCGAACTTCTTAATACTCAAAAAATGATATCACTCATTATAAAATTAGCACAAGCCCAAGAATGGTATGCGGTATCGGAAACGGTGGAACTTGCCAAAGGTAAAAACCAATATGCCCAATCTTTGGGTCAAGTCGTAAAACAATATAAAAGAGCATACAAGTCATGGCGGATGAAATAAATTTTAAGGTTAATGCCGACACCAAAGGTGCGGAAAAATCCATAGACAAACTCGAAAAAAATGTCAAAGGGTTAGGGGGTATTTTCAACAAAGCATCGGGTGGTGTAAAATCGTTTGGAAAAACATTATCCGCCATTGGTAATACCGTGAAAACGGGATTAGGGTTGGGGTTGTTGTTGGGTATATTAGACACATTCAAATCCGTATTAAGTGAAAACCAACAAGTGGTTGATTTGATGAACCAAGCAATGGTGGTGATGCAAGGTGTGGTGATGGGGGTAATTGAAGTATTGAAGCCATTATTCACATGGTTAGGCAAGGCGTTCAAAGACCCAAAGCAATGGTGGGATGATTTGGTGCAGTCGTTTAAGGATGGCGCATCGTGGATTAAAACAAACATGATTGACCAGGTATTAAACAAGTTCACCGAGTGGGCTAACAATGCCAAAATCGCAGTATTGGAATTACGCAAATCGTGGAATGAATTTACGGGAGATACCGAGGAAGCGGAAAAGATAGGAAAACAGATTGATGACCTAAGCAAACAGAACATCAAGTTGGCGGAGGAAAATGCCAAGAAGATGCAAAACATCAAAGGTGTTGTCAATGCGGTTGTCGGTGCGGTCACAAGTGCGGTTAATACAATTGCCAAGTCAACCAAGAAAGCGTTTGATAATTCGGCGGCGATTGTGGCAGCAAAACAAAACATTGAAACATTACAAACCCTTTATCAAGGTATTGTTGAAAAGTACGATTTGATGGCTGAAAAGCAAAGGCAACTTCGTGACGATGAAAACAAAACCATTGAGGATAGATTGGCAGCGAATAGGGAATTGCAAAAAACATTGGATGAAGGTGCGAAAGCGGAAGCCGAAAACATCAATGCCCGTATTGCAGAAAATCAAAAGTTATTAATTGTCAATAAAGACAACAAGGAAATACAAAATGAGATACTTGCATTAAAGCAAGAATTAACGGGAGTTGAGGCAAAGTATGCGGGGTTGGTATCTGAAACATTAACCAACGAAGTATCATTGGGAAAGGAGGCATTGGACATACAAAATTCAATCAATGAATCCAAAATATCAATGGCCGAAATTACAAACGAAAGTTTATTGGCTGACAAACAAGCGGCGGTGGATCGGGCGGACTTAATTAAAAACGAGTTTGAAAAATTCAAAGCAATTAAGGAAGCGGAACAAGCATTGCGTGAAGAAGAAATGCGTCAATTGGATGAGTTGAATGCAAAACGCCAAGCGGACTTCAACACCCAATTATCACAATTAGGCAAAGGAACGGCAGCGTATCAAGAAGTGTTAAATGCAAAAACAGAAGCCCAAGCCCAATACGATGCGGATAGGAAAGTAAAAACCACAGAGTTTGAAACATGGTCAGCACAAAAAGACAAAGAGGCAACCGATATGCGGATTGCCAACCAAGAGGCGATTGTTGGTGCGGTGAGTGGGGCATTATCATCCCTCACACAATTAGTTGGAGAAAGCACCGCAATGGGCAAATCATTGGCAATTGCCCAAGCAGTTATTGACACATACGCGGGTGCAACAAAGGCCTATGGTCAAGGTGGTGTATTGGGATTTATTGGTGCAGCATCTGTAATCGCGGCGGGATTTGCAAACATTCGTAAAATGTCACAGACCGAAATACCAGGTCAAAGCGATTCGGGGTCAACACCATCAATGGGGCCAAGTGTTTCAATCATCGGAGGGAGTGCAGACCCATCGGCCCAACTTGCGCGACAATTTTCACAACAGAACAAAACACCATTGAAGGCATACACAGTTGGAACGGACATGAGTTCACAACAAGCGTTGGATAGGCGTATTCAAACAAATGCAACATTCCCAGGATAATTAGTTTTATAAGATATGAAAACATCATTCGACAAATTCATGGCATCAAATGCCGTTAAAGAAAGTACCAATGTTGAATTGGCAAGTGTTAAAGTTGATTTGGCCTTGGTTGACGATATTAAAAGAATGGTCAATGCCTTGAATGCTCAACAGTCAATTGACAATGAGGTTATCAATAAAACAGTTCAAATTTTACGCCCTTTGCAACAATTGAAAAAAGATGGTGTGAATAGAGTGAAAACCAATGAAAGTGTAATTGATAGTTCATTGGTGAAAATTAAATTGGCCAATGATTTATTGTTGAAAGCAAGTCAAATGTCAAAAGCACTTGGCGTGGATTTGAAAACAATTCAAGGTTATGACGAAGTGGTGAAACTTGTTGCAGTTTTGGAAAAGAATATCCAAAGGCATAAAGAATACACCAATGAATTGAAACAAGTTATCTAATGAGAATTGTCGAACTCATATTGGATGACCAACAAATGGCAAGTGGCATTGATGCGATAAGCATTGTGGAAGCCCCCGCCATTGAATCCAATTTCATTGCATTGAAGTCACACGAAATAAAGTTTGCCCAGGTGGATGCGGAAAAACGCATCTTAATGGGGCCAGTATTAATACCCGACAAACCGATATTTCGCAAACAAATGATGGGCGGAGAGATGCAAGAATTTTATGTGTATTTCTCAAAGAACACCGTATGCCGTGCATCCCAAATGTTCTTAATGAAGGGCAACCAGGGGAAAGCCACATTGGAACACGACATGGCGTTGCAAGGTATTTGCATGGTGGAATCGTGGATTAAAGAGGATATGGAAAAGGATAAAAGTGCCATCTATGGTATGAACGATCCGATTGGAACATGGATGGGGTGTTTGAAGGTTACCAACGATGAGATTTGGAATGACTATGTGAAAACGGGTCGTGTTAAAGGATTTTCAATCGAAGGTTATTTTGCCGACAAGTCAATGCCATTGTCAAAGGTTGAAACCGATGATGAGAAATTAAACAAAATACTTAACATACTAAAAGAATATGAAACTTCAAGGAATTAACATCAAGTTGGCAACCGCCGATGATATCAAAAACTTAACGGGCAAATTGGATACCATGTTCAAAGATGGATTGGGAGTTTATGATTATGCGGTTAAAAAATTGAAAGCCGATGTAAACGAATACATTAAACCATTGGTTGGCGAAAGGGCAAAATTGTATAATGATTTGCAAGATTTCAAAAAGACATACAAAACATTGGTCGGCAAAGATGCGGGTGCCGATGTTCCGTTTGTTAAAATTGCCGAGGATACAATTAAACGAGTTGATACACAGATTAACGACCTTACAAAGAAGGTTGCGTCAATTTCGTAAAAATCTAACAAGGTAAACAATTAAAGTATTTTAGATATGAACGCAACCGAAACATTAAACCGCGTATTGGCAACTTTGGGATTAAAGCCCGAGGAAGCAATCGTGGTTGATTTGGCACAAGTTAAGACCGAGGATGGTCAAGCCACATTTGAATCAGACAATTTTGCAATTGGCGAAGCGGTATTTATCGTTACTCCCGATGGCAATATCCCATGCCCAGAAGGTGAATTTGCATTGGAAAACGGAAATGTAATCACCGTGGATGCAAACGGAACAATCATCGAGGTTGCAACCAAGGAGGAAGAAGCCCCCGAGGAAGAAGCAATCGTTGAAGAAGTTGTTGCCGAAGACCAACCAATGAAAGAGCAAATTGGCGATATGCCAATGGCAAAGAAAGTTGTTAAAAGCAAAACCGAAATGGAAGAATCTTATTTCAGCAAACAGATGTCAGAATTGGAAGCCAAGTTTGAAGCCCGTTTGTCAGCATTGGAAGGCGAGAAAATCGCATTGAGTGTTGAGAACAAGGAATTGACTGATAGATTGGCCAACGAACCAGCACCACACACATTGCACAACCCCGAAGCAAACATGAAGGATTCCAAGTTGATTTTCAAGTTGGGTGCCAAGCGTGAAGAAACTTTGAAGGATCGTGTATTTAATCAACTTTTTAACTAAACCACTAAAATGAACAATAAATTAAACAAAATCAATTTGAGTGGCCCAACAATATCGCCAAATACCTATGCGGGTCTGTTTGGTAACAAATATATTGCGGCCGCGTTGTTGTCGGGTGAAACCTTGGCAAAAGAACTTATCACATTGCACCCCAATGTAGCATTCAAAGAAGTTATCCGTAACTACCAAGATTCGATTGTAATTGCAGCGGCATCTTGTGATTTCTCGGATTCATCTTCAGTGACTTTGGGTGAATATGTGTTGACCACAACCGAAAAGCAAGTGAACTTGCAATTGTGTAAAAACAACTTGCGTACAACTTGGGAATCTGCACAAGCGGGGTTCAGTGCATTTGAGAAATTACCAGCAACATTCGAAGAATTTATGTTGGCTCAAACTGCAGCGGAAGTAGCACAAGCAAACGAATTAGGTATTTGGAAATCAGACCTTTGGTATGATTCCGCAATCGTAGCGGGTCAAGATGGTATGGTTGGTTATTTGATTGATAACTCTGCAATCGTTCGTCCTTTCTCGGGTGCTACAAGTGGATCAAATGTTGTTGCTCGTTTGCAAGAAGCATTGGATTACTCACCCGCTGCATTGTATGGCAAAGAAGGTTACCAATACTATGTTGGTCCCGCCACAATGAAGGCATATCAAGCGGCGTTATCTGCTGGTAACTACAACTTCCAATTCTATGTTGGTGAAAAGCCTATGAACTTCCAAGGTATTCCCGTAACTATGTGTCCAGGTCTTAACGACTACGATTGTGTATTGGGTATGAAATCTGATTTGCACTTTGGAACTGGATTGTTGAGTGATTACAACGAAGTGAAGGTTATCGACATGAGCGATATCGATGGTTCACAGAATGTTCGTGTAATCATGCGTTTCACGGGTGGTATCATTGCTACAAACCCAACTCAACAAGTTGTAATTAATGTAACCTAATCTTATTAGGAAAATATAAACTCGGGGTGGGCATAAACACCCACCCCTTTTTTTTAACCAAGATAATAGAAAAGATATGCCAAGTTGTGGAACATTATTAGGAAGATACGAACCGTGTAAGCAGTTTGTGGGCGGTATTAAGGCAGCGTTTTTCGTACCATTTGAATGGGCGAACCGCGTTACCAAGAATGGAACGGGTGTTGTAACATTGATTGACAATGGAACGACATCAACTCCTTTATCAGCCCCATTTTTTGAATTGAAAGGTTTGTCTACCATTGAAACAACCATCACCGCATCACGCGACAATGGAACATCAATGTATGAAACCATTTTTACTTTGTCATTTAAGCCAAGCGGAACAACTGCGGTAACGGGTGATGTCGATATGGACACCATTCAAACATTGACAAAAGGAAGATGGCAAATCATCGTTTGGGATAGAAACGACCAAATGTGGTTGTTGGGTGAATCTTTGGGTTGTGATGCCAATGGCGGATCAAGTTCATGGGGTGTGCAAATGGGTGATGCTCGTTTGAACACAATCACTTTCTCAAGCCAAGAGAAATTGCCACCTGGAATCGTGGATGCCAATTCAATGGCAAGTATCGCGTTGGTGATTACACCCGTGATGCCCGTTTAATTTTAAGTATATTTCTATGTTTAAGCCCTCACCATTCGGTGGGGGTTTTTCATTTATAACAAAAAATGTATTTCGCGTTTTGTAGGTATGCACATCAATTCAGCATCCACCACCATCAATTTCACATCGTTTGTGGAATTTACGGGTGCATCAACGATTGAGGTATGGCATAAACCTACCAAAACAATGGTAACGGCAACAAGTACACCAACCAAACTATACTCATTTTACACTATGGCGTTGCCCGTGTTGACACCAATCACGGCGGTGGCACAGAATACCGATGAACTTCTTTTTAGAGTGTTTAACGGCAATAATTTGGTATGGGAGTATTTGGGATATTGGATTATTGGAACGACAAACATCAACCGCACTTGGAAGGAGTGGGACACCACATCACCGATTGCACCTAATTGGATAACACTATGAGTTTAGAATTTATACAACTTCAATCATACACCGCCCCATCAATCATTGAACAAAAAAACAAGGATTGGGTCCAGTATGGTGATGATAACAACTATTATCAGTATTTGATTGACTTGTATCATGGTTCACCGACCAACAATGCGTGTATCAAAGGTATCGCGGACCAAATTTATGGATTGGGTTTGGAGGTATCGGGAACATCAAAGAACCTACCAGGTTACATTGAGTTCAAAAAAATGTTTGCGGCGGATGATTTACGGGCGGTAATTATGGATTTGAAAATGTTGGGACAAGCATCGTTTCAATTAATCAAGTCAAAGGACAAAAAGAAGTATGTCCAAGCCAAGCATTTTCCACAACAAACCCTTCGCCCCGCCAAGTGCAACGACAAAGGCGAGATTGAAAAGTATTACTATTATCCCGATTGGGCCAATATCAAGCGTGGCACACAACCAACCGAGATACGGGCATGGGGTTACGATGAAACGGCAAACGAATGTATATTAACCATCAAACCATATTCAACGGGTTCGTTTTACTTCGCACCCGTGGACTACCAAGGCGGTACGCAATATGCAAACTTGGAAGCGGAGATTTCCAATTTTCACATCAACAACATCATGAATGGTTTGGCTCCAAGTATGTTGATAAACTTCAACAATGGGCAACCACCCGCCGAGGTTAAAGATACAGTTGAATCACAAATCAAAGCCAAGTTTGGCGGATCGTCAAATGCGGGAAGATTTATCATCAGTTGGAACGATGGCAAGGATTCAGCGGCGGACATTACCCCCGTTCAATTGAGTGATGCCCACAACCAATACCAATTTTTAAGTTCTGAATCCATGCAAAAGGTAATGGTATCACATCGCGTGGTATCGCCATTGTTATTGGGTATTAAAGACGGAACGGGATTTGGCAATAACGCGGATGAATTAAAGTCAGCATCTATCTTGTTTGACAATGTGGTTATTCGCCCATTTCAACGATTGGTTATTGATGCAGTTACCAAGGTGTTAAACCACAACGGATTCAACTTGAATATGTATTTCAAGACATTACAACCCCTTGAGTTTACGGATTTAACGGGCAATGTGGTTGACGACCAGACACGCGAGGAGGAAACGGGTGTTGCGTTATCTCAAAAAAAAAAGATTGAGTTAAAAGCATTAGAGTCAGCCGAAAAAAACGGATGGGGTGAAGGGGGAATCGGATGGGCAGAAAACGAATTAAAAGAAATTGATTTATCAAGTGACATGACCATCGCGGATGAAGATTCGTGGTTGAAACATTTGAAAACCCGTGGGGAGATAATTAACGATGAGGTGTGGGAACTTATTGATGTAACGGAGGTTACGGATGCGGATGAAGAACTAAGATTTAACATGGCGTATGAAAACCCCAATAAAAAAAGTGGTGATGATAAAGGGGTTTACAAAATCCGTTATCGGTACGGCCCTCATATCGTGGCCGACAATTCAAGGCAGTTTTGTTCTACAATGGTTCAAGAATCCAAAGGGGGAGTAATTTATCGCCGTGAAGATATTTTGACAATGGGGGATGCGGGTGTGAACGGACAATTTGCACCAAGCGGTCAAAGTTCATATTCCATTTGGAAGTACAAAGGCGGTGTTAATTGCCACCACAGATGGGAACGATTGACATTCAGACGGAAGCAAATTAAGGGGAAGTTTTTACCTAAGCAACCAGGCGAAACGGGTGAGAATAGAGATTTAGAAAATTACAACGAGGTATCCAATAAAAGTGCCAACGCTGCGGGGGTTCCATTTTCACCAAGTGGATGGGAAACGGCATCAACAAGGCCAATTGATATGCCCAACAAAGGTTCATTAAAAAACAAATAAGAGATGTACGCAAACGATGATGTATTATTAATCACCAAGGATGACATATTCAAATACACCCAATTGAGTGGGAACTTTGATGTGGACAAAATAACCCCGTTTATCAAGATAGCCCAGGACATCCAAGTTCAAGAATTGTGCGGAACTGTGTTGTATCGGAAGTTATTGGATGATGTAAAGGCAAACACATTGGCGGGTTATTACCTTTTATTGGTGTCACACTATTTGCAACCTTTGTTGATCCATTACGCGATGAGTGATTTGTTGTTGTTCCACGGGTACGAGGTGACCAATGGCGGTATCGTGCGGAATTCACCCGAGAACACGCAGTTACCATCCAAGGAGGAATTGGACACCATCGTTGGCAGACAAAGAAACATTGCGGAAACTTATCGTAGGCGTTGCGTGGATTACTTATCGTATTTCCCACAGAGATACCCAGAGTACACCGCCAACCAACAAGCGGGAGAATACCCCAATTCAAACCCATCGAATTTCGTTACATGGAATTTGTAAAAAAGACATATAAACCAAAGGAAGATAAGGTCAAGAAATTGACCACTTACATAACGCAATTGAAAATCGTTAATGGTGTAAAGTGTGATTTGTTTACCAAGACCACCCAGATAATCGCCATTATGATATTCTTCACGGGGTGTTCCGCCGAATGGCACTTAAAAAAAGCCATCCAAAAGAACCCCGCTATGGCACAAACAACCACCCACACGATTGATACGCTATTTGTACGCGATTCTGTGAGCATTACAGACACTTTCACAACCAAAACGATTGATACCATCACAATAGAAAAAGATGGCGTTAAAACGATTGTTTACAGAAACCACGATGTTATCCGAGTTCACACAGTTGTAAAGGCCGACACGATCCGATACACCAAAACAATTCAGTTACCACCACAAATTAAGTACACGGAACGGGTGAAGGTTCCACAATGGATTGGATTGACTTTATTTTTGGGATTAATTTTACTAATGTTAATAATAAAACGATGAGCGATTGGGGACAAGAATATAACAACAAGGCAGCACCATCGCAAGGATGGAAAACACCATCACGGAGTTCACCACAAGGGGGCGGAACACGGGGTTGTTTGTGCAAGGATGAATTGAAGTATTCACGAAAGTGTTGCGATGGCTCGTTATGGGCTCAAGGGATTGGAAACATTACCCGCACACCAGTATTCACAAACGAGCAATGGCAAGGGATAAACGCGAAGTGGGAAGAAATTAACGAAACTTGGAATAATTTATAAAGACATGGGAATTTCATTAACGGGGTTAACCCCCGCAACAACATACGATGCCTTGATTAAGGTAGGCGACAACGGACCAATAACGGGGGCATTGAAAGTGCTATCCGATGGATTGGGTACAAACCTACCGATGGAGGCATCCACAACGGGCATCAATTTCACGGGTACACTAACCCAAGCGGGAACAACTTTGCAACCAACATTGGTATCGGGAACAAACATCAAAACCATCAATGGAACCACTATTTTGGGTTCGGGTAACATTGTTACACCACAACCAAGCGGTGTTGCGGGTGCGATTCAGTTCAGCAATGGTTCAGCGTTTGCAAGTGATGCCACAAATCTATTTTGGGATGATACCAATAATCGGTTGGGGATTCGCACAAATTCACCTACTGCCACAACGCATATAGTCGGGGTTGACCAATTAACTACGAGTACATCGTTATTGGTTCAAGATTCGGTTGGAGGGAACATACTGAGAGTTCATAATTCAGCGAATAATAGTGCAGTTGTAATGAGTACTGCAAAAATTGCTGACTATGATATCATTTCGGGAAATGTGTTATCAAATACTCAAATGCGTTTTGTGCCTACAACGGGTGGTATTGCAGTCAACAAAGATTATTCATTCGCAGCATCAAACACATTGGTACATCTCAAAGGAAGCGGCTCAACATCAGCCACAACATCTTTGTTGGTGCAGAATAGTGCGGGGACGGCAACATTGACCGCAAGGGATGATGGCAAAATACTGATTAGGGATTACATTGCAGGTGTTGGCGAAAATGCTTATTTGAGATTAAATAATTCAAATGGTTTTGAGGGTGGGTATAACGAGGGTTCGGGCGGTTCGTTCCAAGCGGGTGGTTCAACTGTTAATTTGAATATTGGAGGAAATAAAATTTTACAAGGTTATTTGGGTGGTATCTCAATAGGAAAAGGTGCAGTCAACCCCGTTGCTTCTGCACAATTAGAAGTTGTTAGTACAACAAAAGGGTTTTTGCCACCCGTAATGAATACAACACAAAAGAACGCCATCGCCACACCCGCCACGGGCTTGATTGTAATGGACATAACTACATTCAAATTGTGTGTATATAATGGAACTTCTTGGGTAGATTTGCATTAATGAATAAAGGAGGAATATATCGTTTGTATTGGGATAATAATGATTATTATTATTATGGTCAAGCCGTTGATTTGCAGCGTAGGAAAGGTACGCACAAAGAATCAGCATCTAAAAACAAACATAGAAACCCAAAAATTCAAGCCATTGTAAACAAATACGGGATGTTCAAATTTCAAATCATTGTGCATTGTGCAAATGAACATTTGGATTTTTTAGAACAACGATACATTGATGCTCATTTTAATGATGAATGGTGTTGTAATTTATGCCCAATTGCATCAAGTTCAAAGGGGAGAATATACACGGGAGAAGCATTAGAAAGAATCAGAGAAGCCGCAAAAAAACGTGATTTATGGGGTGAAAAAAATGCCTTCTTTGGTAAAACTCATTCGGATGAAAGCAAGTCAAAAATGGCACTAAGCAGAATAGGGAAAAAATACCCAAAATTAAGTGAGGCAAAAAAGGGAACAATTGCATCACAAGAAACAAGAAATAAGTTATCAAAAGCACGGTCATATGGTGGAGCCCCAAAGGCAAAGATTGTTTTAGATACTTTGACGGGCGTTTATTATTCGTGTGCAAAAGAAGTGAGTGATTTATACAATTTCCCTCAATCTTCATTTAGAGCAATGCTCAATGGCAATTTAACAAACAAAACAAAATTCATTTATACATAAGATATGCAAGTCATAAAAATTAATCAGCCCGTTAACCTTACAAGCGGTTTATCAATCCCTTCGGGTTCAGTATGTGTAATCGCAGAAGGTTATGCAGATGTCAAAAGCCAAAAAGATGGAGTTATCCCCGCCCAAATCGCAACCTTTGTTTTTGCATCGGTTGAAGCATTGGCACAAGGCAAAGCACCGATTCAAGGCATTGAAGATTTTAACACCACATTTTCCAACCTGGAATTGTCGGTTGTGGCGTACGAAACCATCCCCGCTGAGGTCTTATTGGTTAACGCCGTTTACGATGCGTTGGTGGCCATCTATGGTGCGGGCAATGTGGAACAAATAACCATCTAATCGTTTTAATGGTATGTCCGTAGTAAAAAAAGCACCAAATGGGCTGCCAGTTTCGTTTGACCAATTTCGCAAGAACCCAATTGCTGCCGTGGCTTTTTGTATGCTTGTTGCAGTTTCTTACCTTTACTTTGACCTTCGTTCGGGATACAAAGACCAGATTGAAAAAGCCAATCAAAAGATTGAAGCGTTGGATGTCAAGATTGACAAACTCACATACGCCTTGAAAAAGTCGGATTCGTGTTTGGCCGCAACAATGACAGAAATTCGTATCATGCAAACCATGAAAAAACTATGAAAAACGCATTGATTGTTTTTACCGCCCTATTTATGACGGGATATTTGTTCACAAGTGCCACCGCAAAAGAAACGCCTACAATCGATGAAATTGATGCGTTGCTGAACAAGGTATCAAAAAACATTCAAAGTTCGGGAGAAGCCACGAAAATGGCTCAAACGATGAATGCAAAGATGGTTGAATCAAAGGTTGCGGAAAAGAAAGCGTTAAAAGAGGATGTTAAGAAGGCGGAAGCCAAGGTGGAAGCATTGGGAAAAAAGATTGAGGTGTACGCGGTTAAAATGATTGGTAGTGGTATTGATACCACCACCGAGGAAATCAAGTTTAGTGGCCCGACATACGAAGCGTGGTTGAATTACAAAGAAGAAGGTGGCAAAGAGGATTTTGAATACTTCCGTTTATACATTTACAAATAATGGCAAAGGCAACCAACTCCGCGACATTCAGACCCAAACCCAAAAACAAATTGGGCAGACATACAAAGCACATCAACAAACACAAATCAAGTAAACCATCAAGGGGCCAAGGATAATGGATAAGTTTAAGAACAACACAACGGCCATTGTGGCCATCATGATTTTGGCATTGAGTTATGCCATTTTATTTTCAATTATCTTTTGGGATTTCCCATCGGATCAAAAGGATATTTATTTCACCATAGCGGGTGGGGTTACTTCCATCGTAACAATGGTTGTATCATTTTATTTTGGAGCATCAAAAAATCAAAAAGATGAAAACTAAACAAGTACATTTTCGTTCGTACAATTACGAAAAGATTGAAAAGAAGCAAATCTATTTACACCACACGGCGGGTGGCCCATCGGGTGAGCAAGTATTCCAGTATTGGGAAACCCAAGCCAACAAGGTTGCCACTTGTGTAGCCATCAGCAATGACGGAACAATCGTACAAGGGTTTGGAAGTGAGTGTTGGGCGTATCACCTGGGGTTAGGTACCAAACATTTTTTAGGTCAAGGGTTGCCATTCCTTCCGTTGGATCGTATGTCCATCGGAATTGAGATTTGTAATTACGGGCCGTTGACTAAAAAGGGAACCAAGTTTGTGAATTATGTGGGTGGTGAAGTTACCGATGTAATTGAATTGGATAAACCATACAAGGGATACAAGCATTGGCAGAACTACACAGATGCACAAATTGAATCGGTGAAAGAGTTGTTATTGCATTGGGCAACCAAATACGGTATTGATTTGACATACAACGAGGATATCTGGGATGTAAGCAAACGGGCATTGAAGGGCGAGGAAGGTGTATTTACACACAATTCAGTTAGACCCGACAAGGCGGATGTGTACCCACACCCCAAGTTGATTGAAATGTTGAAGTCACTCACAAAAAAATAAGACCATTCACAAAGAAAAGAGATTAATTTCTCTTTTTTTATTGCCTAACCTATTTGGTATTTCAAATTAACAATGTATATTCGTGGTATGGATATGACAATAAACATTTACGAAGCGGTTTACCGCACCGAACAAGGAAAAGAATTGTACACCAAAACTTGGTATGCACCGACCTGGGAACACGCTTATCGCATGGCTGAAATTTATCGCAATGTGACTTTACACGAAGCGTTTGATTTTATTTTACAACGCATTTAATTTGGAATCTAAAATTATTTAACCTATTTTTGAAAAGACAAATAACATGGATATCATTTACTTCATTTTAGTTACACCGATTGCGGTGGTTGGTTCGTTCCTCGTTTGGAAGTTAAAACAGTACAATCGGGACATCAACAGATTGCCAGAGGCAAAACCATTTGAGTACGAACGGGATGAGTACATCCCAACATTTGATGAGTACACACAAACATTGTATCAGTTTAAGCAAGGCAAGAAATGAACAACCAACTATTAATTTGGACACCCGAACTTAACAAGTTACGGGAGGTATTGGAAACCAACACCCATTTCAAACACATCAAGATTGTAGAAATGCACTATGAATCGGAAGTAATGGATTTATGGCGTATTACTTTTAACGATGGTTTGACATTGTGGGATGGTTATGAGTTAGGAAAATTATGTAAAATTATATGACAACACACGAAGCGTTAAACGAAGTATTCAGCAAATCAAACAAAGAATTAGCCGAGGTATTAAAGACCAATTACAACACAGTGACAACCTGGAAGTTCCAATTCAAACGGAACGGGTTATCAATGGAAAAGCAATTTGAGATTTTACAACAATTAAATTACAACCTTAAAAACAAAATATCATGGAACAAACAAAAAGAAGTGCGGTAACCAATGTAACCGCCAACGGATCATTCGATGGGCAGTATGGCACATTGTACAAATTTGAAATCACCTTTGCCAATGGCGATAGTGGTGAGTATGCGAGTAAGTCAAAAGACCAAACCAAATTTAATGTAGGTGTGGAAACGGATTACACCATCACGGACAGAACATTCAAAGACCGCATCTATTACAAGATTGCACCCGTAATGGCACAACCACAAGCCCAAGGCAATTCATTCGCACAGAAGGCCCCTAAAGACCCCGAAACGGGCAAACACATCATGCGTATGAGTGTGTTGAAGGTGGCGGGTGACCTTGTCATTAACGGGGACATCAAATTGCATGAGATTTTATCCTATGCTCAAATCTTTGAGAACTTTGTTAACAACGGGGTTGACACTTTGCAGAACGCACGGGCAATGAAGCCAAGTGACGGAGTATTTTCACAAATGGGATTAAACGATAACGATTTACCTTTTTAGAATAAACAGATATGACACAACAACAACTATTTAGCCAATTTTCAGAAGGGGAGTTGGCTACCTTGAAAAAGGCAATGGGCATTTTGGGTAAGTTATTCCCAGAACAAGAAAAACCAAAACAAAATCGTGGATGGAGGGTTCGCCAATCAACACGGGATTTTATGGATGAACTTCACGCGTTTTATGGTAACCAATGGATTTATCGTTATGACGACCAATTATTGAATGTTTGCAGAAAGCACAATGTATTGGAACTACGCAATTGGATCCGTATGTATGACCAGGCGGGATTGATTGAAGTGGTAAGGGTTCAGAACGCAAACAAGAACATAGTTAAATTCCGATTTGTATGACAAACGATATTAGCAAATTGGCAAACATGATGATTGAAGTGGAGGGGGGCGAACGATGCCCCCTTGCATTCCACATTCATTTGAAGGAAATGGCGGAAGCCATCAAGGAATTACAAGACCAAGTGAAGCCGTTGGCATTAACCGAGGCATCAAAGTGGCATGGACAAGTTTATTTGGGTTATGAGATAACAAAGAAAGCGGGTGGGGGTCGTTACAATTATGACCATATACCCGAGATAATTGAATTGAAGAACCAGGTGAAGGAGTTGGAGAAACAAGCCCAATACGCATATAAAACAACCACACAAGGTTTGTTGATTAGTGCGGATGGTGAATTGATAACACCCGCCCAGTATATTCAGAATGACGACACGATCCAAATAAAGTTAGCAAAATGAGAATGTTTATTTTATCGCTTATCTGTATTGTGATAAGCGGGTTGGGTTACGGGTGGTTGATTGTGCATCACCCGTATGTGGCCCAGTGCATCGGAATATCAATGGTGGCGTTGGGTGGTATCATTTGGATTGTTGTAATTGTACACGCAATAAAAAGGGGGCAATAAAGCCCCCCCAATCCTATGATATGACAAATAACAAACGGATTTTGCAAATATACGGATAATTTATTTTATATTTGTGGTGTTAACGGAATGTCGGATATTCCAAAGTTACAAAGGCGTTTACCCCATTAAGTTTGTGTTCCATCCGACGGTCACTTACTTAGTGGGGTTTTATTTTATGAAATTTTTAGAAAAAGATTTGGAACAAATCATCTTTGAATCTGGAAGGGATTCATTAGACGAAAAAGGATTACCTATGAATGGTAAACTGTTTAGACAATTAAGAATTGGCAATTATGGAATTGCTGATTTGGTGGAATTCACAAGACCATGTTATGATGGACCAGATAGGGATATTTTTATTCCTGGTGTTATTACGGTTTATGAATTAAAAAAAGAACACATTGGAATTGCTTCATTTTTACAAGCATTACATTATGTAAAAGGAATTCAAATGTATTTACATCGAAAAAAGAAAGAAAAAAGATACATCATTAATTTGGTATTGATTGGTCGGAGCCTTGATACAACTGGTTCATTTTGCTTTATAACAGATATGTTAGGAATTGAGTCATTTTGTAATGAACCATATACTAATGGTACAATTAGTTTTATGACATATGAATATACAATTGATGGTTTGACATTCAAAAGTCAAAGTGGATATCAGTTAAAAAATGAGGGATTTTAATCATGGCAATTTTTAGAAAAATCCACACATCGTTTTGGAGTGATCCATTTATTCAAGACCTTGACAACGACCATCGTTTATTTTATTTGTATTTATTGACCAACGAACGAACCAAACAATGTGGTATTTACGAAATAAGTAAAAAACAAATGGCGTTTGAACTTGGATACAGTATTGATAGAGTATCCAAACTCCTTGCATACTTTATAAAAGTGGGCAAAATACTATATTCAGAAACAACAAAAGAGGTTGCATTGAAGAATTGGTTAAAATATAACGGGTCAACATCACCAAAAGTTGTAAGTTGCATAAAATCAGAACTTTGCGTTGTTAAGGATAGAGTATTGATAGAGTATGTAAACGGTATGTATACTGCATCACAAGAAGAACAAGAACAAGAAGAAGAAGAAGAACAAGAAAAAGATACGAAATTTAAGAAACCAACCATTGAAGAAATTGCCCTTTATATGGAAGAAAAAGGAATGAACAATGTGTCGGAGCGTTTCTACAATTTTTATGAAGCGAAGGGGTGGATGATTGGCAAAAACTCAATTAAGAATTGGAAGGCGTGTGTTAGTACCTGGAAGGATGGAAACTTAAAAACCGCCACCGCGACACAACCAACACAAAAAAGATTTAACATTGCGGACTATGAATGACAATATCGAGGATTATATCTTGGGGCAATTATTGTATTACCCACAAGCCCAGGCACTTTTGCCACGCATCAAGCCCAATTGGTTTGAAGGGATTTTGCACAAACACATCGTGGAACAAATGATTGAAAAGTATTTCAACAACGATCCAATCGATTACATGAGTTTATCCAAAGGATTGACACGAGAACAAATCGCGTGGATGGTTCGCGTTGGAAACGATGTTTACCACGCATTTAATGTTCCTTCGTATTTACCCAAGTTGGAACAAAAGTTTTTGAAAAAGCAATTCATCGAGGAAATTGAAAAGTTAGATTTTGCAACTGATTTGCCCAACTTGATTATTCAAGCCCAGAATGTAATTGACAACACGCAGTTCACAACAATACACGACCCCGTTTCAATACACAAGGTGAGTGCAACCGCATTGGACAACATAACAGAAGCCATTGCCCGTGGTGTAAGTATAACGGGTAAACCAACGGGGTGGAAGTCATTGGATAGAATATTAGGGGGATGGAACGCGGGTGATTTAATCGTAATGGCTGCACGACCAGGGATGGGAAAAACTGCATTGGCTTTATCGCTTATTCATGAGTTTGGAAAGTTGGGTGGCAAAGGTTTGATTATCAGTTTGGAAATGAGTTCCGAACAATTGGCAAAGCGATATTTTTCATTGATAACCGACATTGTGAATTGGAAGATACGCAACGCCACATTAAAGGAACATGAGGTAATTCAATTGTGCGATTCGGTAAACAAAAGCCAAGTGGAATTTTTTGTAGACGAGGAACCAAACGCATCCATTCAACAAATAAAATCCAAGGCAAAAATACACAAAGCAAAACACGGGTTGGATTTATTGGTCATCGATTACATTCAGTTGATGAAGGGATCGAAACAAAACCGCGAACAAGAAATCGCGGAGATATCCCGTGGCCTTAAATTGTTAGCCAAGGAATTACAAATCACGGTTATTGTGTTGGCACAGTTATCACGGAAGCCAGAGGATAGGGCCGACAAACGCCCAATGTTAAGTGACATTCGAGAATCGGGTGCCATTGAACAAGATGCCGATGTGGTGATGTTCCCGTTCCGACCCGCTAAATACGAACAGATGCAACCCGAAATCGAGGATGCGGAATTGATAATTGCCAAGAACCGACACGGGGAATGCAGTATCATCCCAACCACATACATCGGTAACCGCACTTTGTACCGCGAAAATATAGAACCAAAAATTTCATCCCCCTTTGAATTTTGAAATTAAAATATTAATATTGTATCGACAAATATGAAAATGGATATCAAACAAACGGTGATTGACTTATTAAAGCAATACGCCGACTTCAAGGACAACGACCAACAATTGGTTGCATGGTATTGGAATTTAGAAATGGAGGCAATGGGTTACCCCCCTACCAATACCCCCGCAAAAATCTTCTTAAAATTAATGGCCGTGGGTCGGTTAACATCATCCGACACCATCACACGGGTTCGCCGACATGTGCAAGAAGAAACGCCCGAATTGCGTGGGAAGAAGTACAACGAACGCCAAGCAAAACAAAGCATTGTAAAAAAGGATTTAGGATATTGAACAATGACCAACAATAAACAAAGTAGTATTGAATGGTTGATTGAACAACTTAAAGAATATGATTTTTCTAATGAAGATGATACCTATGTAATTAAAATACAAAGTTGGGTATTAACAGAGAAACATGAAAAAGCCAACGCAATGCACAAAGAGGAAACTATAAAATTGTATTATGCATACGAAGATTATGTATTGCGTGAAGAAGGCATCATAAAGACATTTGGGCAATTTTACAACGAAACATACGGAGGTAACAATGAATAGTGGAAGCGTTAAATGGTTTCTTGACAAATTGATTGAACACCAAATCATCAAGGTTAATCAAACGACCTACGAAGGAAAATACAAACATGAAACTCTTTTGGAACAAGCGAGTGAAATAGAAATTATGGGTAGGGAAATGAGTTACTCCGATGGTTATAGGGAAGGTTACAAACGGGCGTTGGATTACATGACTATGTCCATCAAAAATGCAATTGAAACAAAAGACAAATAATGTTAAACGAAGAAATTACACCCATAGACCAGTTGATTGAATGGTTGCAGATAAACCACGACATCACCATCCCCACGGATTTATTCCACGAATTAAAACGGGATGAAAAAATCCACGCCCAATGGTGGTATAACCGAGGATTCGCAAAAGCCAAATCAATCTATTTAGACGCAGAATGAAACATTTGGAAAGCCGTATGCAAGTTGCGTGTGTTAAGTGGTTCCGACTGCAATACCGCCAATTCGGGGAATTGTTAATCCATGTCCCCAATGGTGGATCACGCGATTTATTTACGGCCCAAAGGTTAAAAGCGGAGGGAGTTGTCCCAGGTGTTTCGGATTTGGTGTTATTCATGCCCAACACAAAATACCACGGGTTATTCCTTGAATTAAAAATCAAACCAAACAAACAATCAGAGCATCAAAAAAAGTGGCAATTGATTGTTGAAGCAATGAATTATCAATATGTAATGGTATATTCGTTTGAGGATTTCAAATTGCAAATCGAATCATACTTTGATAACTCTTGAAGATATCGCCAAACGCCATGTTGAGTGGGTTAAAATATCAAAATATGTTGGTGCAAAGCCCGATGAGATTGATGATATCATCCAAACGATGTATTTGAAGTTGGGGGAAATACAATTAAAGGAAGGGTCATTGGATAGATTCGCCAATTACAACGGAACCATCAATACCATCTATTTATTCAAGATGATACACAATGCGTTTATAGACATCAAAAGAGCAGAAAACAAGACAATACCACACCAAGACCAATTCAACCCCGTAGAGAGCCCAGAAATGGCTGAATATGCCCACGGGGCGTTGATGGACGAAGTGAAAAAAGCAATTGATGAGTTACGGGATTACGACCAGATGTTATTGGAGTTACATTTTGTGTACGGACATTCGATGAGGGACATTGAAAAACGCACGGGCATTCCAACGCATAGTGTTTTTAACTCAATCAAAAACGCCAAACAATTCATAAAACAAAGAACAAAGACAAAATACCAAATATATGCCGAAGAAAAGCGAAACACGGAAACAATTTACAGAATCACGACCATCCATCGGGTTGGGGGATACGATTCAGAAGGTAACGAAAGCCACGGGGATTGAAGCACTTGCCAAATTTATCGGCGGAGAAGATTGTGGTTGCACAGAACGGAAGCACAAACTAAACAAGTTATTCCCAAGCCGTCAACCATTGTGTATGACAGAACACGAATACGAATGGTGGACACATTTCAAGACCGTGAATAACACGACCCTTGCACCGATGGAGGCAACCAAGATAGCGGAGATATGGTCGCGGATATTCCGATCCAAGCGAATTTACAAACCATGCAGTTGCAACCCAAAGGCGTGGCAAACCATGATTAACGAGTTGACCCAGGTGTATGAAACTTACGAGAAACCTTTGTGATTGTTGCGACCATTACACGGAATCAACAAAAGAACTTATTAACGAAACGGGGCCGAATATCGAACCGAACCAAATTTATATGTGTATAAAATGCAGACAACAATTTCAAGACCGAGCAAAATGGGGGCCGTGGTTAGACGCAGTCAAATCCTTGCTAAGAAGTACGCAATCATGATTCTACGCGAGGACATGGGCAAGACCTGGGAACAAGTGGGAATATCAATGGGAATGAACCCAAGGGTATGCAATGAACTATATTTACAAGCCATAAAAGATGAAGCCACACACAAAGATTTATTTAACATACTTTGGTTATGACACAACCGATTTTATCCCGTGTGAGGTGTGCGGATCTAAGGCAATTGATATCCACCACATCCAACCACGGGGAATGGGAGGCACAACCAAAAAGGATGTCATCGAGAATTTACAAGCACTTTGTCGACCTTGCCACATTAAATACGGCGATAAGAAACAACACATGGATTTTTTAATTATAACACACCAAATAAAATTAAACAAATGATACAAATTGTTAAAACAAAGGACATCATCGCCAACGAAAACAACCCAAGGGTTATAAAAGATGATAAATTCAAGAAGTTAGTTAAATCAATTAAGGAGTTCCCGCAAATGTTGAATCTACGCCCAATCGTGGTGAATGATGATATGGTTGTTTTGGGTGGCAACATGAGATTAAAAGCGGTGCAAGAAGTTGGATTAAAAGAAGTTCCAATCATTAAGGCATCCGATTTAACCGAAGAACAACAAAAAGAGTTTATCATTAAGGACAATGTCGGATTCGGAGAATGGGATTGGGACATTTTAGCCAACGAATGGGAACCAGAATTGTTAAACGCGTGGGGTTTGGATGTTTGGCAACAACCCGTTGAGGTGGATTACTCACTTTTGGATGAGGAAGATTTATCCGACGAACTTTCGGACATGGCCGATGGGGTAAAGAAAGCCATCCAAATTGAGTTTGAACCAGACCATTACGAAGAAGCGTACCAATTGGTGAAGTTTTGGCGTGAACGCGGGGCCTATGTCGGCCAAATGATTATGATGTATCTCAAAGAAGAAAAAGATAAGTTATGAGGTGTTTGGTTTGTATACCATCCAAAGGAAGGCCAGGCAACATTGCGAAATACACTATGCCATTTATGCAACGCCTACAATTAGATTACAAGATATTTGTAGAACCACAAGATTATCAATCGTATAGCAAATACTCAAATGTAGTGCAACACGACAAAAACAACATCGGTTTAGGGGGTGCGTTATTATCATGTAAGAATTACGCCAAACAAAATGGATACGATGTCATATTTAAGATTGATGACGATGTACAAGGAGTTGGGCAAATTGAAAATGATTTAGATAAAATATCCAAAGCGATGTCAATACCCCAGGTTTCGGCTATTAGTTTTCCGTATCACTTTGAATTTTACGCCAAGACACCAAAAATGTTTACAAGGGAAAACAAAAGAATACAAACTGCATATTTCATCAAGACAGACAAGTATCGCCCAAGTGCAGATGTTAGCACCTTTGAAGATTTTTTTCAATTTATGCAAATCATTTTGAACGGTGAAAAAACATTATATTGTAGCAAACACGAAATTAAATGCGCCCCAGTTGGTGGCGGGAATGGTGGGCTTCAAATGTTTGATCGAAGCGAAATGGCCAAACGAGAAATACAAATCTTTAAGGCGTTGGATTCTACGATTGAGGTAATATCAAAGCCCGACAAACCATGGAAACACGAACCAAAATTCACAGATAAAAAATACAAAAGCAAAGCCATATGAAACGCGTAGACCTTGTGTTACAACCACACGAAGCAAAGATTGGGCAAGATTGCCCATACCTGGCCCCAAACATTACCGAAGATTGCATTTTCTATGAGAACGGTGAACCAATTGGGTTTTACATTAAGTCAATGCCCGAAAGGGCAACAAAGTTAGCCAATTTAGCCAACGCAGAATTTCAAAGCGATAGAGTTCCAAAAGCGGTTCTGAATCGTTTGACCGCAGTAAAAGGTATGTTAAAAACAGAATGGGAAGGATCGGGTGATGTTGCTGATGTCAGCCAAATGAGTTGTATTTTAGGTTCGGTAGCCCCAAAGCCAATGGTAAGAAGGCCGTATCCAACAATAAGTAGCGTGCATCAAAACAAAACGGCCCAAAACTTTATTAAAGCAATGTTGATGTTAGCAAAGGAAAGCGAATCAATCATGCACGATATACTTCCAGAACAATACGAACGTCAAAAGAAACTATTTGAGCAAGTACCCGACCAATGGAAGTTCGCGAATCTTTTTACCTCATCTATTTCGAACTACAATATATCAGCACCTTTCCATCGAGATACGGGTAATATAATTGGAGCGGTAAATGTGATTATCACGAAGCGTTTGAACGCCAAAGGGGGGAATCTATATGTGCCAGATTATGGGGCCGTTATGGATAGCGCGGATAACTCAATGTTAGTTTACCCCGCATGGAAAAATGTGCATGGAGTTACACCAATTATCCCAACGCACGAAGGGGGTTATAGGAATAGTTTGGTGTTTTATCCGCTGAAAGCATTTGTGGGCCTAAAATAAATATTAAAAATAATTTGGTATTTCAAATATAAAACACTATCTTTGCATTATGAATATGACAAACACAATTACAATCAACGGAATCGACGGATCAATTGCCTACTGCGAAGCAAAAGGATTATCAAAAGTGTTCATGGCTTATGCCAATGAATGTTCAAGGGCAGAAATTATGGAAGTTGGATTTAACCCAAATTCGGGTTATGTTTACATAGCCCTTGAAGATGGTATTTCAATTTGCTCAAACCTTGGCAGAGCGGTTGAATTTTTGGTAACAGATTTGAACAACGGCGAAGAAACATTTTACGAAACTTACGAAGAAGCACAGAAACACGATGAAAGCATGGAGGAAGATTGAACGAACATTACCCGAAGAAGGACACCCCGTATTGGTTCACACCGAAGCGGGGATTCCCTTTGTGGCTACTTACTATGACGGGCAATGGCATTGCTCACACACCGATCAAAGATTACATGTGGTTTACTGGATGCCAATACCACTAACCCCCGATGAATAATGACACCAAAAGACAAAGCGAAAGAACTGGTTGACAAATTCACCGTGGTTGGGTTGCAACAACGCAACGAAGGAATCCAATGTGCGGTAATTGCGATTGATTTTGCAAAAGAATTTATCACAGGGGATTTGAACGAATCATTGGACAAAGCGTTGTATCTTTTTGAAGTCAAAGAAGAAATTGAAAAAATGGAATAATGGCATACGATAGAAACGAATTAGAAGCAACGGCCATCGCCGCAATAAAGAAAAACAAATTGTTTTTTATTCAAGATGTAATTGCATACCTACCATGTACAAGTAGCACATTTTACCACCTGGGCTTGGAAAAATCGGAAAGCATAAAAGAGGCGTTGTTGGAAATCAAAACCAACATCAAAGTATCTATGCGTTCCAAATGGTATTTGAGTGAGCAACCCACATTACAATTGGCGTTAATGAAATTGATAAGTAGCGAAGAAGAACTCCGCAAACTATCTATGAGCCACAATGTAATGGAGGAAAAAGAGAAACCGATTTTCAATGGTATAAACTTGGATGTTACAAACGACGACCGCCCAGGCGAAGATAGCCCGACTTCGTAAACGCATCCGAATAGTTAGGGGAGGATAAGGGGGTTGTAAAACATACAAAACAAATGTATATTTGTAATATGATTCACGATAAGGCAAAAACAATTCATGGGGATGTTTTATTTGACATACCAGGATACGAAGGGTTGTATTCAATTACAATCTATGGGGATGTTTATTCATGGGGGAATGGCAAGTCGTTCACAAGCGATGGCAAATTGAAGTACATCAAACAAAGTTTGAAATCCAATGGGTATTGGCAAGTAAAATTATTTAAGGATGGAGTACGGAAGTATTACATTGTTCATCGATTAGTTGCAAAAACATTTGTTGAGAACCCAGAAAACAAACCAGAAGTAAACCACATTGATGGATGCAAAGAAAACAACCATTGTTCAAATTTGGAATGGGTTACAAGCCGTGAAAATCAATTACACGCATTCCGTTTGGGATTACAAAAAGCACCGATGGGAAAAGATAGTAATTGTTCAATACCAATCAATCAATACGAAAAGGATGGTACATTCGTGAAAACATGGGAATCAATTAACACAGTCAAAAGAGAATTAGGATTTAATAGCGTTGGAATTATCGGTTGTTGTAAAAAACGCAAACGATACAAAACGGCTTACAATTACAAATGGGAATATGCTACAACAAACAACTGCTCAAATTAAAATAGCAAAATTGAGGAAGAGAATCCGTATTGTCCGCGGTGGTACATCTTCCTCGGTTTAACCCCCATTGCTTCGGTGGTGGGGGTGATAATTCTAAAACATTCAGCATTATTCCAATGCTTATCACATACGCGGTGCAAAACGCAAAGTGTGAAATATCTGTGGTATCGGAAACCATCCCGCATTTGCGAAGGGGTGCAATCCGTGACTTTCTCAAGATTATGGACATGGTGGGTATGTTTGATCCATTGAAATGGAATAAATCATCATTGACATACACCTTCAGCAATGACAGTTACATTGAGTTCTTTAGTGCAGACCAACCCCAAAAGTTAAGGGGTGCAAGGCGTGATGTGTTATTTGTCAACGAGTGCAATAACATTGATTGGGAATCATACTACCAAATGGCAATTCGTACCCGCAAATTCATATACTTGGATTACAACCCCGTGGCGGAGTTCTGGGTGGATAGCGAATTGGTACACGACCCCGATGCGGAAATGATTGTACTCACCTACAAAGACAACGAAGCGTTGGATAAGTCAATCGTCACGGAAATTGAAAAGGCACGGGATAGGGCGTCAACATCTAATTATTGGGCCAATTGGTGGCGGGTGTATGGTCTTGGCGAGATTGGAAACTTACAAGGGGTTATATTCAGCAATTGGCAAACCATCGATACATTACCCGAGGATGCAAGGTTGGTTGGCATTGGGGTGGATTTCGGGTATACAAACGACCCTACGGCCATCGTTGCCGTTTATGAATACAATGGTCAAAGAATCGTTGATGAAGTGGCATATCGCACGGGAATGCTTAATTCAGATATTGCAAAGGCGTTGCCCACCTTCGTACCCGTTTACGCAGATAGTGCCGAACCAAAGTCAATAGACGAGATACGGAGGTATGGTGTGAGAATCAAGGGAGTAACCAAAGGCAAAGATAGTATCAACTATGGAATACAAATTATGCAATCCCAATCCTATTTGGTGACATCCACAAGCGTGAACCTAATCAAAGAGTTGCGTAATTATTGTTGGGATACGGATTCCCAGGGGCGAACAACCAACACCCCAACGGGTACAGACCACGCAATTGACAGTTGGCGATATCATGAAATGATGGCATTGGGGATTCGTTCAAACTTTGGGCAATACGACATCCGATGATTGTTTATTACTTGTTTATATGTACCTTTGTAAACGATATGACAAGCCATTACCAGCAATTACACCTACAACGACAAGAGATTAAACGATTACGATTGTTGTTGGTTCAAATACAAAGTGAAGCCCTAACCAAAATCCAATTGTTAAGAAAGGAAATAATTAATCCCCGTATTGATTTTAACGATTCCCCCAACCATTGGAAGGAAGTATTACGGGCCGTTTGCACAGTCACCGAGTTAACACCCGATGAAATACTTTGCCCATCACGGAAACGGGCATCGTTATACGCACGGCACATGTTCAACTTTATTTGCCGTAAAAGGTTAGGGATGCCATGGGCGGAAATTGGGCGGATCATCCATCGTGACCATTCCACGGCCATCAATTCGGTGAAGGAGTTTAGTAACATTTTGTACACCGATAAGGAGGTACAAAGGCAATACGCAAAAGTGTGTGTGTTGTTGAATGATGCGTTGGAATAACAAACCCGCATTCAATCGTTTTATAATAGATGATTGAATCGAAAACCATATTAGTACCCACATCGTTAAAAGATGTAAAATTGCATCAAATGTTGGCGTATGAATCCCTCAAACCCGAGATGGATGATACCCAACGACAATTGGAAGCCGTGTCTATATTTTGTGAGTTGACCATGACCGAGGTTATGGCCATGCCGTTTGATGTATTACAAAAGGCGGTTGAACGCATCACATTAATGTTGACAGAACAACCCGAGTTCACGCCCAGGTTCAAAATGGATGGCGTGGAATACGGATTCATCCCAAACTTGGATGATATGTCCGTGGGTGAGTTTATAGACATTGAAAATTACTGCAAGGAGAAACACGACCTTTGGAAGGTGATGAGTGTTTTATATCGCCCCATTACGCATAGCGGACAGAACGGAAGATATGAGGTTGCACCCTATTCGGCAAACCTTGTCACGGGGTTCAAAGATTTGGATTGCAACACCACATTCGGGGCCATGGTTTTTTTTTGGAGTTTAGGAATCGACTTACTGAATTCTATCCAGAAGTATTTGGAGGGGGAGAAGGGTCAGCAGATGAAAACCGCCTTACCAAAAAATGGGGATGGTTTGGAATGGTCTATCGACTCTCTGGAAGAAATTTCCTACAATTGGAAAATGTGTATTCTAAAACCATTCACACCGCTTTGTACTTCACCGCTTACGAAAGTGACATTGCGGAAATGGAACAAAAAATTATTAAGCAAAGTTACAAGCGATGACAAATAATCACATAGGAACCGCATTCAAGGTATTCAAAGACATCGCCACGGCGGAAGGGTGGAATTATTCACACGGAACATTAACGGAGTTTGATTTTAAGGCATTCACGGTATTTCCGTTGATGCATTGCTCAATTCAAAATGTGGCATTGACCGACCAAATAGCATCGGTAACGATGAATGTCATGGTGGCGGATCGTGTCAACTTTTTGAAAACGGAGAACGAACAAAGAAACCTTATCCAAGTTTATGACAAATACGGGTACACGGAGAATGAAAACTATGCCTACATTTTACAAGAAATGTATGTGCAAATGTCAAAAGGATTGTGGTTGTTAGAACAAGACAATTACAACCAAATCCAATTTCAACGCCCCATTAACTTCCAACCATTCGTTGAAACGATGGATAGCGTATTGGCGGGATATCAAATACAAGTCACAATTGATTTAATCAACCCGTGGGTTACTGATGGCGATTGCGTTTAAGAATAGCGTTGCCGTGGTTGCGGATTATTCCAAGAAGTGGGCGATTGCTTGTCGTTCCATGTTGGAGGTAAAACGGCCCCGTGTTTCAATCCGTGCCAAGTGGAAAAAGGTTGGTGGTGGATGGCAAGTGGTTTCAGCAACCAAAAAGACATTCCGTGGTAATTATGTGGCAAGTGGTCAATTGGTTAATTCCATCCAAGCCGATCCGAATGGTTTGACATTGGGCATCAGTATGAACAAGACGGCCGATTATGTGCAAAGGGGAAGGAAGCCAGGCAAAGGGATTCCACTTGATGCAATGCGTAATTGGACCAAGATGAAACGCATCCAACCACGCGATATGGGAACGGGAAGATTCAAAGGCAAGGCAGACGAAAACGCCATGCGGTTTATGATGAATCGTAAAATAAAGTATTTCGGTATCACCCCATTCCCGTTTGTAGCCGAAGCCAGAAAACAAATTTTACCATCGTTCAATAAGGCATTAACCAAGGCGATGAAACAAGACATTCAAAAAGGACTATTCAAAAGATGAGTTTTACATTTACACAACAACCCGCATCCATAGTTGGGGCCAATTC